TGCTGCATTCCTCATAAGGAGCCTGACGATAAGTGCCTCCATCCCACGGCAAGAAGCTAATACCAGATATTTCATCGAAGTTCCTCCATACCCAAGCCCCAACATCCATCCACTCGTCTTCCTTAACAGAGATAGTGACAGAAGGCTTATGCTCACACCAATGACGCTGATACATTAACCACAGGTCTAGGTGCTGCAAAGCAGTCAAGTGCTCACGAGTCCTAGCATTATCTGGTGCTTTCACTGGGAAGGAAAACACTGCAGTGCTATCAGGACGCATCACACAATCCTCAGTAGGAATACCTGCTTCTGTCAAAAACTTCGTGAGAGGATCTTTCTTATCCCCACGTACACGCCTGATATAATACTGACTATGTCGAGTATGAATACCAGAGGCAGAATTAACAAGTTGAGACACAGTGCCACTAGGTTTGACGCAAGTAATCGCAGCAGCAACAGGGATTCCCAGAGTTGCAGCAAAGTTAGCGTTGGTGTCAATGGCAACCTGCCGTAGCTGTTCAAGATGTTTCGCAGTGCTTTCACTTACCTCTCCCATCCATTTGTTATCAAGAATACCAGTCAGGGACACACCAAGCAAGCGCTCTTCCTCAGTGTTCTTCTGCCAAATCTTACGCAGATAAGGAAAGTGCGTCAGAGTGCTCTGGAAGGTTCCAAGGATAGTAGCTATTCGTACTTTTCGAGCGAGAGATTCGACTGTGTCTTGTCCTCGCACAACAACCTCTGTAAGGTTACAAAACTGGTAAGGCCGTAGGATGATTTCTGAACAGGGATTAGTGCCGAAATCGTAACCATCAGCTCTCCGTCCGTTCTTTCGACTTTGATTGACTGAGGCTTCTCGACTAAAAATCCCTCTTTCACCAGAGTGACTGTTATACAGGCTCGTCCACTCTTGCAGAAATTGTCCAATATCTGGTTTAGAGTTGTAAGTTGCTGAGTTGTTAGCGAGTGCTCGTTGTCCATTGTGTGTCCACCAATCTCCTGATTTTGCATGACGCATACGGTCATCTTCTAAGTCCGACAAGCTAATCATTGCAGATCGGCGTACTCCACCGACAACAACAACTTCCCCGATTTTGCACAGAATATCATGGCATTCGAGTGATGTAAGTTTCCGACCAGCGGCTCCTCGGAACTTATCGATAACAAACCTAAAAAGTTCATCCAAAGGTCCAGGTCCAGAGGCACGTCCTCCAAAGGTTTTGAGTCTGGCTCCGGCAGGTCTAATCTTTGATAGGTCGTACTTTGCAACTTCCCCAGAGTATAGTAAAGCGATGAGTTGGCGTAATGCCTTAGCCCATCCTTCTTTCGAGTCCGCAACAGAAATAGTAGTTTCAGAAGTAAACAACTGATCCGGCACTTCAGGTAACTGATTGACATATTTGTGCTCCACAGAGAATCCTACGCCTGTGCCGCAGAGTAGGATATACATAGCCTCATCAAAGGCTTTAGGGTCATCGATAGGCAGATACGAGCAGTTATAGCCAGCGGTGTTGTCACGCTCTAGTGCTTTACCTGCAGTCATAATAGCACGCATAGAAGGCATGACTTCTAAGTCAATGATAGCATTACGCAGCTCTGCGTATAACTCATCAGGCATTGTGTAGTTGTGCTTTTCCTTCAGGTGCTTAAACATGAAGGTAGTGTACCGATTGACTGACTCTTCCCAGTGCTCACGGCGGTTCTGTTCAGGTACAAACCGACTGTAGCGGCTTTTTGCAATAAACTGCTGATAGTAATCCATATTATAGTTCTTCCCAGTTGACTAAGTTTTCTAAATAATCTGCCTTGTTTTCAATAATATCATCAAACCGTTCAACAATATCCTCTGACCGGATTGACAATTCCTCAATGATGGTTAGCTCATCCCATCGTTTCATTCGCTCCTTTATCTCCTCTAATGTAAGTGCCATATTATTATACCATACTTTTCTTAGGTCTGCCACGTTTCTTTGGAGCTGGGGCTTCTACCGCCAAATAACTAACTGCCTTCTCAAGCCCAGTGTCCCAGTCTTTGTAGTTGTCCCACCAAACTGTGGTCATGTGGTCGTACCAGTAGGTAGTCTCTCCGACTGGATACCAGCGCCAACACGCCATTGTCTCGTCACCTATGAGGTTGATGGTTCGGACACCTACACTAGCGGCACAGTGGGCAATTGCTGAGTCCACAGAGATAACCGCATCTAGGGTCTGTATCTTATCTGCCGTATCCACCCACTTAAAGGTATCTAGGAAGCCTTCACCGACCTGTAACGATACAAAGTCAATCTCAGGATGTCGGGACACAAAATCATCCACAATATCCTTCGGGATTTGCTTTGCAGCCATATTCCAGGACTGGTTAGAGGTGTTGTAGAAGATACCTACTAAGGGCTTCTTACGCTTAGGGGCTGCGATATCTGGGTTACGATATAGCCCTTCAGATCCATACCAGCGCTCTGCAGGCTCAGGCTTGATTAGCCCGTGCTCCATCAGCAGATACGGCATAGACATCATCTTAACCCTGTAAGTGCTTGGAGGACAGTCCCGTGGGCTTTTACTAAACTCAAGCTTTGGGTCCATACGCCGAAGCAGCGGAGCTATCTCATCAGGATAGACACAGAATACCTCGTTTGTCAATTGCTTGATCATAGGGATGAACCTGGAGAATTGAATCATATCTCCCCAGCCAGCCTCAGACCAAATAATGACGCTACGGCCTCTGATGCTTGTCCCTGGCATCCACACTGCAGCCCTGTCAAAGTTATTCTTGACACCAGGAAACTTAGCATTAGGGTTCCAGAAGGCATCAGGAAGTGACCGAAGCTCGTGGAGTTTAAATCCATTAGCCCAGTCACCTTTGCGGATAAGATTCTGACCTTTCTTGTAGTCCCTGTCAGCGTCTGCCCAGTTAATCTTTGTAGTACTTGTCACCAATGACATCATAGTTCTCAATCATAAATTCAAGGTAGTGTTTAGCTTTCTCTAGGTCATTCTTACCAGCCTTCTTACGGTGACGCTGAACATACTTAATCACATTGCAGGCCCAAGGGTCTAAGCCCCAGTCAAGAAACACATCCCAAGACTGAATTGCAGTTCCTTTGTAGTGATCGCCTCCAACCTGCTTAGACTTGATATAGTCTGCCAGAGTTGCTTGTCGTGGTTCTAACTGTTGTGCTCGATACCAATCAGAAGGTGTTGCGTTATCAATGCTCATACTTCTTCCTTAGATAGTTAAGTGATACAGGCATCTCATCGAAGCTGCCGTTGTTGACCTCGTGCAGCATCCAGATACCTCGCCAATACTTGTTACCTTGACTGCCTAAATAGTCTTCGTCATGCAGGTAGCAACAACCACTAAACAGGCCAGTAATCTGTGAGCCATCAGCACGATTAGAGTAAGCAATCTGCCTGTTCTGTACATGGCCCATGACAGCGCTCATGTGTTTCTTTGCTAGTAGTGCAGCAGCCGATGCTACAGGACGCCCCATAACGCCAGAAGTAAAGTAGTGAGCGTACACAACCCCATCAATAACAATAGGTTCAAGGTACGGGATAACTTCCCAACCATAATGTTCGTAGTTAAGGTCGCTGAAACCAATAGTTCCGTCAAGTTTAGGGTCTCCTTCGATAGCCCTGGAAATTCTCTCTTCATGGTTTCCAAGGGTGAGAACCATTCGTGGTCGATATTGTTTTTCCTTGTTTCGTTTCGCTCGTTCATTTTGTTCCTTAATCGGTGCTAACAACATCTGCATTGCTTTATTGGTTACTTCGATGTCAGTCTTGTATCGTCTGCCTTCAAAGCTTTTCTTACCTACATCGTAGCTAGACAGGCTAGGCATATCTGCAAAGTCCCCAATCTGTACAATCACATCAGGTTTCTTCTCTGCAAGATATTTACCTACCCAGGTCAGATAACTTAAATCAACACCGTCCTTAACTTGGCAGTCAGGGATTATGGCATGAACAGTCATTGTGCATCCTTGTCTTCGTTGTCTAACGGATCATTAATTGACATATCAACAATAACCTCATTAGGCCCAATGGTTTCAAACAGATGATTATCTTGCTCAATACC